TCTACAACTAGTTTCAGCGATTTCGCTGCTTTAGGAGGTAATAACATGGCTAGAACAAAGATAAATAACGTACAGTTGGCGCGTTTAGCAGAGTCCAACAAGGTCTTGCCAGAGGCCATTAACATTACTGGCTCCGCGGAATCTTTAGTAACATCTGTTAATGATTCCGACGTATTCATTCTCCAGCAAGCTGGAGCGCTCGCAAAACACGTCTCAGGTTCAGTACTTAAAAGTTATTTTGCAGGTGGTGGTGTTGATGTAACTGCATCTGCGGTTAATGAAAATTACAGATTGACGTTTGTTGATCACCAAGATACGTCACAAATCGGCCTTGCGGTGGATAGTGACCTTCTTTATAATCCAAGTACCAATACTTTGACAGCGACGAAGCTTTCGTCCACAAACGTTGACGGTATTCTTGGTGCAAATAGTGCTGCTGCAGCAACAGTGACTACATTATCTGCAACAGGTGATGTTGATCTTGGTAACGCAACATCCGATACCATCACAGCTACAGCTCGTTTTGATTCGGATCTTGTACCAAGCACAGACTCAGCAAGAGACCTGGGTACATCTGCACTTCAGTGGGCAGAGGCACACATTGATGCAGGTTATATCGATGCAATTACTGTAACAGGTACTTCTACATTGACGACGGTTGATATCAACGGTGGTAACATTGATGGCACAGCCATCGGTGCAGCTTCCCACTCAACTGGTAAGTTTACAACTGTTGACGCTACGACCGACTTCACTATTGATGGGTTGGTCATAACTGCAGACACTATCACAAATGATGCAGCTTTGGAAGTTGCGTCAACCGGACTGACGCTCAATGCGTCTTTAGATATAGCATTGTCCGCTGATGGCGGCAACGTCACGATGGATGATGGTACAACCACAGTCTTTGATTTTAATGTTGACGATCCGGCACTTAAAATAATGGATGATGCGCAAGTGACAAATTATTTGTCCTTGGCTGTTGGTGCTAACGGAGCTACAACGATAGAGACAGTTGATGCTGACGCCGCTGCAGCAAATCTACAGATTACTGCAGATGGTACTGTTGATATTGACTCTGCAGGTCTTATGACACTGGATTCTGGTGGAGCAATCAACCTTGAGCCAGCTGCTGGTTCTGCCATCTTGCTTGATGGTACAATCAGTGTTGATGCGGGTGTCGTTACTGGTGCCACTTCAATAACTTCAACAGCGTTTGTTGGTGCTATTGACGGCGCCCTTGGTGGTAATACACCAGCCGCCGCCACAGTAACAACACTGTCAGCGACAGGAGACGTCGACTTGGGTGATGCAACCGGTGATACAATCACGGCGACCGGTCGTTTTGACTCGGACCTTGTTCCAAGCACAGACTCAGCAAGAGACCTGGGTACATCTGCACTTCAGTGGGCAGAGGCACACATCGATACAGGTAATATTGATACTGTTGTTGCAACTGCTATTACTGCTTCTGCAATTAGAGTTACAGAACTTGATGTTGTTACAATCAACTCAATTAACCAGACCGAAGCAACTCTGGAAATCGAAGATAAACTCATTGTTTCGGCAGTCAGCGCATCTTCTGCGAATGCAGATGGCGGTGGTTTACGAATTGGTGGAGCTGACAACCAAGCAGCAGGACACGCTTCTGTGCTTTGGAATCACGCCAGTTCTTCAATGCATCTCAATGTCGGTGGCGAAGTTCAGATACAAATAAAAGACGGCGCTCTTCTTCCAGGAAAAGATGACAACGTTGATATAGGATCTGCAACGGATACACTGCAGTTTAAGGACCTTTATCTTGACGGAACAGCAAACGCTGATGCCTTGGCTTTGAATTCGGGCGCAACGGTTACTGCTATTCTTGACGAAGACGCCATGGGATCGGATAGTGCTACAGCGTTGGCTACACAGCAGTCAATCAAGGCTTATGTTGATGCAAACGGTGGAAACTTCTACCTAGAAGATGATGATGGTACAGAGGTTCAAATTACCAATAGCAAAGAAATGAAGTTTATTGGTTCTGGTATCACTACTAACTGGACAGATACATCCGATGGTAGTGATGGTGATCCTTATGACTTGACCTTCACAGTAGATGCTGCACAGACTGGCATTACATCTATCTTGAACAGCAGTTTGAAGCTTGGATATGGCGCATCTGATGCATATATTCTTTTTTCAACTGATAATGAAATAAACTTTGCTATCGATAACACTACTCAGGTAGTGGTTGATGATGGTACTTTTCACCCTGAAACAGATAGTGATGTAGATTTGGGTACAACCGCTAAGCGATTCAAAACCGGTTACATAGACGATATTACTGTAACAAACCACGTTACAGCATCGTCCTTGATATCAACTGGCGACGTACACGTCGGCGCTAACGGTCACCTTGAGACAACCGACGGTGGTAATGACCACTCCATCTTCCCAACAATGACTGGCCCAGGCCAGACATTGACACTTGGTGGTGGTTCTGCTATCAGTACAGCAGGTAGCTTTTCCGCTGCAGCTGCAACAGTAACAAGCTTGAGCGTTTCTGATGGTAACATCACAAATGTTGGAGACATAAATGCTGATAGCATTAGTGTTGACGGCGCCGCAACGGGCTTGAATATTGATGGCTCCGGTGCAGACACCACAAAGTTCAAGGTAACCATGGCAGATAACTTGGCAGACGCTCTCAATATTAATGAGGGTGGAAACTCTTATCTTAAATTCGTTACTACGAATGGTTCTGAGCAGGTTGTGTTTGGTAAGAACTCCACTTTTGCAAGCACCACAATTGCTGACCTCGGTACTGTAACAACTGCAGACATCAACGGTGGTACAATTGATGGCGTAACATTAGGTTCAACAAATACAATTAATGTTACAGCAATCGACCTTGATGGTGCAACAGCACTTGGTGGAGCAAGCATGGCTCAGGCTGACTTGTTACTCATCGACGATGGTGCCGGCGGTACCATGAAGTCTGTTACTTTCTCGAACTTTGAGGATTCAATTTTCGGAAATGTTTCAGGTGACGCAACAGTCGCAGCAGGTGGTGCTTTAACAATCGCCGCCACCGCGGTCGAAGGAAGTATGCTTAATAACAATATCGTTAGTGGTCTTGATGATATCAATGCTGCTATCGCAGCAACTGACGAGATGATCATCAGCGATGCTGGTACAATCAAGAGAACAGACGTTTCACGTCTTGGTACCTTCTTGGGCGGCGGCGACGGCCTTCAGGTCACATCTGGTGTGTTGAGTATTACTCCTGTAGAAGACATTTGTTCATCAGCATCAAAGAATAGTATCCTTTCAAATGACTTGGTTACAGCTTCTTTAACGCAGGATATGGTATCTGGTTCACTTCAAGTATTCTTGAATGGTATGCTACAGACACCTTCTGGCTCGGTTCAGGGTGGCTCTGATCACACCGCAATCTACGACTATTTGTTGATTACTTCTTCGCATGACGGTGAGGCCTTCGCAGGTAAGCCTAAGGTTTGGTTTGCACAGGCTATTGATAGCGACGACGTCATTCAGCTCCGTTACATCAAGAAATAATTATTCCTACCAACTTTCCTACCCAAGCCCGGTTTTCACCGGGCTTTTCTTTTTCTTGTTGCCGTTGCAGGATAGAAAAACTATTTAATAAGTAAAATAACATTTACTTTAAGTTCCTCAAGGAGATAGCAACATGGCAGCTAGAAAATTTAAGTTCGTTTCACCCGGAGTTTTTCTAAAAGAGATTGATAACTCACAATTACCCAAATTACCTGGAAATATAGGCCCAGTAATAATCGGAAGGACCAGAAAGGGTCCAGCGTTAAATCCAGTAAAGGTAAATTCATACGCAGAATTTGTAGAAATGTTCGGAGAGACAGTCCCCGGAAACCAAGGCGATGATGTGTGGAGAGAGGGGAACGGTCTTTTGTCCCCGGCTTACGCTCATTACGCAGCAAAAGCATATTTCGCCGCAGACATTGATTCTCCGGTAACAGTCATAAGACTCTTAGGAGCTTCAGGTGATAATGCAACCTCAGCCGCCGGCGCACAAGCAGGATGGGCAGTAGACAAAGCCTGGGCCCTTATAACTTACCCTTCGGGCTCATCTACCGCTAATGACCATACAGTTTCAGCGGTATTTTATACGCCTGCAACGGGTACCATGGTGCGATTAGCAGGTCAAGGCGAAGGCGCCGATTTTACAAAAGACTCACCAGCTGATTTTGGAACTTCAGTGCTGACAGATACCAACGGAGATTTCAAGATTATAATCTCAAGCACAGATAGAGACACCAAGGAAGTCCCGGTAAACTTTCGCAAGGGAAGCAAAAATTACATTAGAAGCGCTTTGAATACTAACCCTGTATTAACAAACACTAGTGTATCTTATATAACATCTGGTACGTTGGCGGACAAGTACTGGCTCGGAGAAACATTTGAGGAAAGTTTAAACTCAGCTTCCGATGCCAAGAAGTGTGGATATATGGTTCAGTTGCAAGCAGAAACAACTGACTTCGAGGATTATACTCACGATGCATCTGCGGGAAGAACAGGTTGGGTATTCAGTCAACATGAAGGTACCGCCAAAGACTATACTGCCGAAGATATGCCTTTGCTATTCAGGCTGATCGCGTTGGCTGAAGGTGAAGAGCCTTCAAAGAATTTAATAGTATCAATCGAAGATATAAGAGTTCCGCAAACCGGAGACACTGATCCATATGGTTCATTCTCGGTTGTTATTAAAAAGGTTTTTGGAACAAAGCTAGAAGTAGTGGAATCTTTTGTCGGTTGTAATTTGAACCCTAATTCTCAAAATTATGTTGCGAGGCAAATCGGAGACCAATTCTTCCAGTGGTCTTCTGCAGAAAAGAGAAATAAGGTTTACGGAAACTATCCAAACAATTCAAAGTATATCAGAATCGACATGGACTCAAATGTCGACATGGGTGCTGTGTCACCCTCTAAGGTACCTTTCGGATTTTATGGACCGGTCATACCAAAAAGAATAGAAAAAACTGTTAGTAGCGGTGTTATCAACGAGATAGGCGGCGCCAGCACTTTTATTGAAGAAAGTACTCGATTCAAAGCTGCGAATGTAGCAGACGCAGGTACTGTAACAATCCGTTGGCCAAGTCTAAAGACAACAGTTAGTGCCTCCGTAAGAGGAACAGACAGCTTTGGAGCGGCAGTTTATAAATTGTCAGGAGATAATCTCACCAGCGAATTAGACACAGGCATGATAGATTACATTAGGAAGATGCCTGCAGGCTTAGCGAAGCAACAAACTGATGGTATTTCCGACGGCTCGACAACTGAATATGCGTTCACATTCAGTTTAGATGAAATCCGTTTAGAGGGGTCAAATTTAACTGATACTTCACTTGCGAATGTAACATCTTCAGTTTTCGTTAGTGGTTCTAGAGCTTGTCAGTCATCAACAGCAACAATTCTTGTGAAAACAACAAATCCAGCGCAACTTAGAGATATGAAATTCACACTAGTGGATACTGCAGGGGTTAGTAAAGAATATCAAACCCATGATGCTCTTCATGATGATTACGAAACAGGCGAGGTTAGTTCTAACGGCGCTTCAATTCTTGCAGACATTAAAGGTTTAAGCTCTCAAGGCACGATTGCAGCACAAATTAAGGCCGCTATAGAATCAACCCTGGGCCACAATGGTTCAATTACTTGTGCACTTAGTACGACATCAGCAACAAATGACACAATTACAATTACTCAACTAGCTAAAGGCACCGGCGGCAACACAACTATAAGTGCCGTAACAAATGGTAACGCAACACATCTTACAATTAATGGCGCCATTACACAAACCGCTTTTGCTGGGGGCGTCGGAAACGCAGAGGGAACCTCATATACTGCTGATAATCCAACAAACGGGGTCTCAAACTTGTTAGAGCTAGGTTTCGATAAGTTCCAGATGCCTCTCGTCGGCGGATTTGACGGAGTAGATGTCACAGAGCCGGATCCATTTGCGAATAGGTTAACATCTGGCAAGACAACTGCCAACTCGTATGCCTTCGCATCAATAGATCGAGCGATAGAGCTTGTTAAGGACCCCGAGTTGATCGAGCAGAACCTAGTTGTTATGCCGGGTATCACCACGGATGCACTGACCACAAAGCTGGTAGAGAAGTGTGAATCTAGAGCAGATTGTTTAGCAATAATTGATTTGCCTGACGTATATTTGCCGGCACATGAAAAGAAGTGCAAAGTGTTTTCTGACAGAATCGGTACAACGCCTTCAAAGGCTGCAAAAGCAATAAAAGCTAGGCAGCTAAACTCTTCTTATGGTGCGACATACTACCCATGGGTAAAGATCAAGGACACTGATTCATCAAGAGATATATGGGTTCCACCTTCAGTAGTTGCTTTGGGTGTCATGGCCTATACAGAGCAAAGAGACGAGGTTTGGTTCGCTCCTGCAGGTTTCAACCGCGGTGGCTTGAACGAAGGGAATGCTGGTGTACCGGTATTGCAAGTTTCTGAGCAGCTTTTATCCAAGCAAAGAGACACACTTTACGAGTCTAGTGTTAATCCAATCGCTTCATTTGTAACTGAAGGTTTGGTTATATTTGGTCAGAAGACACTTCAAACAACACCTTCAGCACTGGATAGGATTAACGTAAGAAGATTGCTCATCTTCGTCAAAAAAGAGATTTCAAGAATCGCAAGCGGTTTACTGTTCGACCAGAACGTACCAGCTACTTGGAACAGATTCCTTGGTCAGGTTAACCCTTTCTTGCAAAGTGTTAAGACAAGACTTGGACTCTCTGATTATAAGGTTATCTTAGATAATAGCACTACAACACCAGACTTGGTGGATAGAAATATTATGTATGCGAAGATCTTCTTGAAGCCAGCTAGAGCAATTGAGTTTATTGCAGTTGATTTTGTTATAACAAATACAGGCGCTTCTTTTGATGATTAAGTTAAAAAAGTGTTTGGAATCATATATAGTTATAGGAGATAATAAATAATGAGTTTTTGGAACCAAGCAAGCATAGAGCCAAAGAGAGCGTTTAGATGGCTACTTTACATCTCTGGTATGCCGCAGTTTATAGTAAAGAATGTAAAGAAGCCAAGTTTTCAGGTAGCAACAACGAACCATGATTTTATAAATTACAAGTTCTACTACCCTGGTCGAGTGACCTGGCAGCCAATCACGGTCACAATTGTTGACCCTGTGCAGCCTGACTCTACAGCTAGTTTGGTTAAGATTCTAGAAAGTGCTGGCTACGTTTTGCCTGATGAATATACTTCGCAAGCAAACGAGCCAAGAACAATCTCCAAGCAAGCGTTCGTAGATGCTCTCGGTGGACAGATACAGCTTGTACAGTTTGGTGCAAACACAGGCGCTCAACAAGAAAACGTTTTGGAAAAGTGGTCTATCAATAATCCTTTCATTACGAGTGTTGATTTTGGGAGCCTAGACTACAGCCAAGATGAGTTGGTAAATATTTCAATAACCTTCCAGTATGATTGGGCTAATCTTGAATTGCCTGAGACAACTCCTGGTAAGATTTGGACTCTTAACCCAACAGCAGCGACAATTGAATAAAAGAAAAGAGGTATAAATGTCAAGAAATTCAAGGAGAACGAAAGTTCGGCAGGTTAACAAGCCTGCACCGCAACCTACTCCTCCTTCTCACCTGAACGACAAATCAAATCCATTTGGTATAAGTTTTGTTGTACCTACTCACACAGTAGAGTTACCCTCTCGTGGAAACTATTATCCACAAGGGTCTACTATGGCGGGAAGAGAGAAAGTAGAAATAAAACAAATGACGGCAAAACAAGAAGAGATTCTATCGAATGCTGATTATTTGACTGATGGCACCATGTTAGATAGACTGGTGTCAAGTATATTAACAGATAACACTATCAATGTAGAAGAGATGTTCTCCGGAGATAAGAATGCTATTATTGTAGAAGCCAGAAGAACTTCCTATGGAAGCGAGTATAGTGTAACACAAACCTGTGAAAATTGCAAAAACAACGAAGTTTTTATATTTGATCTTTCAAAGGTCTCAATAGAAGATCAGGAAATCGAAGGAGTTACTTATTCAGAAGAAACAAACTTGTTTTCTTTTAAACTTCCTTCAACCGGTCTAGACGTCAGCATCAAAATGCTATCTTCTGCAGACCAAAGATTTTTAAATGAACAGAACGATAAAGCAAAGAAGTTAAATATTGAAAATTCAGAAACTTTAAATTTTCTTAGAAGATGTGTTGTCAGTGTAAGCAACATAGAAGACAAACAACTTTTAAATGATTTGTTTTCAGTATTGCCGGTTTTGGATATCCGGAAGATAAAGAAAGTTTCCAACAGTATTGTTCCAACTTTGAACACTAAACAAGAAGTAACATGTGGTGGCTGTGGTCATGTCACCGAAAGCGAGGTGCCCTTCTCGTTGGGCTTCTTTTGGCCTGACATCTGAGTATGTGAAGGAGGTCACATACCAGGAAATATTCTTTCTCCAACATCACGGACGCTTCACGTTTACAGAAGCTTATAACCTACCTATCGGACTTCG